TTTAGCCATTTGTTTTCACTAGTTCTACATTAAAAGCAACAGAAATTCTAGATTCTTTATTATTATTTGGTAAAACACCATGTACTAAATGAGATGGAAATAGTATTATTTGATTTTTTAAAGGTTGTATTCTATAAACTGAATTAAAACCAAGTTCATTTTTTGCAAACATATCATTATTAATCATCATACTGACAGATTTATCAGCTCTAGTAAAAACTAATTGACCACTATTTTCTGGTACTTCCACATAGTAAATACCAGAAAAATTAGATCTTCCATGCACATGATCCATATTTATAGAGTTCTGGTAATTCTCATTAATCCAAATGTCTTGCATTCTAATTTTATAATTTTCATTTAATCTAAAAAAATTATAAATTAATTCACCAGTTTTTGTTAAAAAAATTTTATTTAACGTTTCATCAAAAATATTTTTTGTTTGATAACCACCATTTACGTTAGATATTTGAACACCTTTATTTTTGTTCTTTTCTTCTCTTAAGATTTTTTTTATTTTTTCATCAATTTGAGAATTAATTAAAGAGTCAACTATAATACTTTCTTTAAAAATATCTACTTTAAACATTAGCCATTTTCTTGAGATCTATCTATTTGTGCATAACTTACAATCCCTTGAATTTCTCCACCAGTGCCTGCAGTCATTTTCAATATATCACTTTCTTCTAATACTAAAGTTTCTGTAATTATATTTTCAACTGTATTAGCAGCAATAGCTTTTCTTGAAATAGCAAAAGTAGCAGTAGCAGAAGCATCAGTTACTTGAACAGAAAGATTTACTGGACTTGCAGATGAATTATCTACTTGAATTTGTTTTATTAAACACCTTGCACTTGAAGGTGATGTAAGAATTGTAGTAGTAGCAGTATCTGCTAAATTTATACCTACATTTTTATATTGTATAGTCATGATAAAAAATAATTAAATGTATCTATTTCGTTTTTAATTTCTTGTTGATAAGAAGTATTTAACTTATCTTTTAACGTTTGTAAAGATTGAGCTATCTGTCTTTGGTTGTCTTCAGTATAAATTGGTGTAGGCTCAGGAATAACTATATCTACTCTTGCCATTATCTCATTCCATCAGGTTGTACATCAGCTCTAAAAGTTCCATATCTCCAATTTTGGTCTGTTGAAGTATTAGCAACTTTTATACTTGCAAATCTTGATCTTGCTCTTGTATCTACCTTATCAGTTGTACTATTAACTATAAAAGGTCCGAGAGGCGAGGATGTTGAAGTATCAGATGGAAATTTTCTAAGGTTAATAGTTATTTCCGCATCTCCAGTAATTAATTTAAAATCAGGAATAAATCTTCTAAGACTCATAAAAAATTGACCATCTCCTTCTGCGGATAAATCAAAATCTCCAGATTGAATAAAAGCTGGTATAGCTGTTTTTGCTCCAGTAGAATCTACTTCATTATTACCAACTTCATGAGCATAATAAGTTGATGCACCATTTTGGTTTGTTACTCCTTGTATAGTTGGAAAAGAAGGAGTACCCGTCAATGCAAATTCTGTTGCGTAAGGGTTATCATATAATGTAGCATCAAACCAAGTAGTTCTTGATAATGAACCAGTTGTCCAAGTTTGTTCTGTGTAATTATAAGTAACAACTCTGTCAATTGAGGATGAATTAGCTTTAGGATAGAACCAACTTATTTCTTCATAAAGATGATTTAATCCAGCGTATACTTGTTCTCCATTAGAATAGCTAATACCTAAATTATCTCCTTTATTTGTAAATACAAAATCTTCAACTAAACATGGTACAGATTTTACAGTACCATCATAAACAAAAAATCCTCCTGCTTGACCCATCCACCAAACAGCTCCATTAGCATACTTTATAGAGTGTTGACCAATAGCTCCACAATTACTTCCAACTTGTCTTATTGAAAATGTAAATGGAGGACCCACAAATTGCATTACATAAGCTGAAGTGTCGGTTAATATTAAAATATAATCTTTACCTCTTATAGCTCCTACTATTTTTGTACCTGAATCTATTCTAAATGTACCAGCAGTATTAACTGAAGTTGGAGCATAATCAGATATATCTTCTTGATCTGAAAACCTTATAAACATTTTATCTTGAGTATTTGAAGTGCCAATTGTAGTTTCTGTTCCAAGTATTACTAAATGTCTATCTCTTTCAGAAACAATAGACATAACAGATTTCGTTGGTGCTCCACTTATAACGGTTGCTCTTGTAGTTAACGCACCTGGTAAATTACTTATAGTATCCCACTCAAAAGTTTTACCATCTTTTATTGTTGCAATTAATTTTGAACCAAAGTGATCTAAAGACCATGAAGCAGATTCTAAAGTTACTCCACCAGTCAATGATGCAGTTCCCCATCCCAGATAAACTTCAACAGAAGCTCCACTTGCATGAGCTGATCTTGTGCCTGCCACACCTCTAGTAATTCCAGTTAAATCATTTGTAGAAATACCAGTATATGAAATAAATTCAGTTCCAACCTTTATTGTGCCAGTAGCAGGGAAACCAACTACTGAAGATAATGTAATTGAAGTACCAGATCCCCCAGTTCCAGCGGTGTCATCTTGTAATAGACCATTCAAGGTTGAGATTACTCCTGAAGAGCCTCCCCATCCAGAGGTACCATAACCAAAACCAGCAGTTTGATTTAATGGCCCTACTTTAATATAAGGGTTTATTGTTGCTGCTCCACTTGCTGCAACAGTTGTACCAGCATTAGCTGCCATTGTAATTGTAAATGTATCTTGACTGGGTACTGTCACGACTTCAAAAGTATTTGTAGTAAAATCTGCAGCAACATAGCCAGCTCCAGTTGGAGGGGTAACAGAAGTAAATGTAATTAAAGCACCTGCCGATAAACCATGAGCAACTTTATTTACAGTTACAGTTGGACTAGTGTTGGCTGTTGTAAATGTTGCTCCAGTAATTGCAGTGTCTAATGGAGTAATATCATAAAATGCATTTTCAAAATAAATTATTAAAGCCTTATTAGTACCTATAGCAGAATATCTTCTACCATCTAAATCAGCCCAAACAAGTTGATCTCTTGCAGCACCTACTAAAGTATTAGAGGTTATTTGTTCCCAACCCCCTATTTTTTCAGGAAGCCCATATCTAAATCTAACAAAATCACCATCAGTCCACTGCCCTTCAGCTCCTGTCGGTGTGACTTGCTTATTAAATCCTGGTCTAATCTGTACGTTTGTTAATGGCATAAATATTAAAGATTATACCAAAAAAAAAGGTTTAGGGTAAGATACCTATTATTTTTCTCTTCCAATTAAAGNATGATTTGGTNGAGTCGTAATTTTCTTAACCTTTTCTGGAAGTTTTTTATAAACAATACTTGCAAAGTGTACTAATATATTCAAACAATTCTTTGTTGTTTCTTGGTCTATATGTAGAGTATTATTATTGTTTTTACAGGCTTCTAAATCTTTATCACTAAATGAAATATCAATACTTCCATCTTTATTTTGTGCTATTTTCATTTTTGTACTCCTAACCTTTTTCTTTTATCTAATTTATAATCTTTGTAAAGACCATTTTTATCAACATAATGTAAAAAACATTGAGAATAATAATCTCTGTTTAATTGTTTTCTTTCATGAGAATCCTCTATTCCTAAATATATAACCCCATCACCTAAATCCAAATTTATTTCTTTATCATTAACAATTATAGGCCATGGTTCGTTTAAATCTGAATCTACTGCTATAGTACATGAAATTTCACATGAATCTCTATCTTTGTGTTTATCTAACGAAGATCCCCTAGTGTACATTCTCCAAAAAGAATATGTTGGAAAAAGTTCTAACCCACAATTTTCTTCAATAATTTTTTGTTTTGAAATAAGTAATGCTTCTGTTAATGGGTCTGCATAAAAATTTGGACTAGTTTTATTTATTATTGGGTCATTGAAAAAATGTTTATTAGATCTATGCTTTAGCCTAAAATAATGTTTTAGTAATTCTCTTTCATCTTTTGAAAGAATATTTTTAATCACTTTATATCTAAAATCTTTTCTTATAATGCCCATGCTACTACCGAAAGTCGTGTACCTTTAGTTATTGGAGTAACTTCATGAGGAAACATAAAATTACTAGGAAATATTACTAATTGGTTTGATTTTTTAGGAACCATTAATTTTTTATCCTTAGTATGAAAAATTAAATCTCCACCTTCATAATCATCGTTTAAAAAAAAAATAAAACTTAAAGTTCTTGGCACAAGTGGACCATGATCAATATGAAAATTAAATTTATGATCTTTATCATATTTTAATATTTCAAAAGTTTCAAAATTATTTATACTAAAAATATTATTAAATTTTTTATAATATTTTTCTAAAACAGACCTACATATAAATTCTAAGTAATTTGCCCAAAAAACATCAGACATTAAAAAACTGTGTTCACCCATATAATAGCTTCCAACATTTCTTGTATTTAAATCTATATTAATAAATTTATGATTGTTGGCAACTTTAGCTTTACCAAAATTTAATGTGTTAGAGTATTTAATTAATTGTTGTAAATCTTTTAAAGGTAAAGGCGTTGGTTCAATATGAATAAAGTCTTCCATTGATTAATATATATACTATATATATTATTTTTGTAAACTTAATCTACTATCTTTACAGGTAACTCTGCTAAACTTCTAAATGTGATACTGTTAGATTCAATAATTTCACTAATTTTTCTTCCAGAAAAAGTAGAATAATCTAAATTATCTACTGAATCTGCGTAGTTCAACCAATCCGTTTTTGTAGTATTGCTTGTCTCCCAATTCTCAAAATATTTTCTAACACTGTTTGTGTAATCATTTATATGTTCTAACAATTGTGCTTCAGTTAAAGGGGATAAAGTAGCTCCTCCAAAAGGAGTATTATTTTCATCTTCAAATGAAATATTAGTTCCATCGTGCGTACAAGTTTTATTACCAAGTCTTAAAGAATTATAATCATCATCTGAAACTTCATAAACTGTATAAAATTGCTGCATGTGCTCTGGAAACATTTTATCTCTTAAAGATGCATTTGCTGCTATTTTACTGTGAGCACTCCCTGTAGGAGCATCATTATCAAAAATTACGTATGCCATATTAACTTCCTATATTTTCAAATATTAATAATCCACCATTTCCACCGCTTGAAGAACTTCTAGTTCCACCTCTACCTGTAGCAGAATCTCCAAAATATAATCCTTGCATAACTGGCATCGAACCTGGGTTTGTGTTTGCGTATAATGTTCCCGCTGGGCCTACACTGACACTACCTGGATTACCAGTACCTGGATACATTCCATTAGTTCCACCACCAAATGTAACATCTGCTGGTGAGCCAACGAATGAACTTTGACCCGCAGTTCCTGAAACTTCCCCAGTGGAATTTCCACCAGTTCCAGCTCTATATGGAACAGAATAAGGGTTTGAAACAGTTACTTCTGCATAACCAAAAGCACCTTGTCCTCCTGGTCCAATGTTAGGTCTTGCAGATTGATTTCCGCAACCTCCGCCAGCTCCCATTCCAACGACATGTAAATTTGTTGTTTGGGCGTTAGCTGCAAAAGTTCCTGTTTCATTATTAGCAGCAAGAGTTAAAACCATACTTCCACCACCTGCAGCTCCTGAAGCTGCAGCAGTTAATCTACCTTGTGCATCTACTGTAATACTTGATAAAGTATACGAACCTGCAGTTACTGCAGTATTAGCTAGTTTATCTGCCGTAACATTATCATTTAAAATTTTTGCAGTAGTCACTGCGTCATCGGCAATTTTGGCTGTAGTTACATTTGCATTTAAAATTCCTGCAGTGATAACTGCGTTGTCTGAAATTTGTGCAGCTCTTACTGCATCGTCTGCTATTTTTGCAGTAGTTACTGCATCATCAGCAATTTGTGCAGTTCCAATAGTACCACCTAATGTGTCTAAAGAAATTTCTTTTAAATTTGTTCCATCAGAATAAGCTGCATAAATTTTAGCAGCATCTAAAGTAAATCCAGATCCTGATGCAGTTTTAATTGTAAGGTTTGCTGGATTAGTTAATCCAGTTGCATCAAAAATATAAAATTTTTCTATACTATCTGGAATAGTACAAATTGTACTAGCAGCAATTGATGCTGTTGCAAATTT